GGATTGCACTCTTTTGCATGGCTTTTATTTTAATCAGCATGTTGCTATGACGTGCCTAGCCAAATACCGCACTAACGTCATTTTTGGCCATACCCACCGGCTACAGTATGTCTTTGACGGTGTCCATTATGCAGCGAGCCTTGGTCACTGTAGCGCCGAAAACGAAACGGCTCATCAGCCTACCCCTACAGGCTGGCAACAAGCTATCGGGCTTCTTCACGTGCTTGACAAGGGAAAGACAAAACTTGACATTGTACCAATTTATGACGGGAAGGCGGTTCTTCATGGCAAGCAAATCTCCGTTTAATCGGCCAAGGCCACCAAGAGTTGTTCACATTTGCGGCCAAAAAGTCATCGTGCGCGTTGTTTCCCACCTTGAGGCAGACAATTGCGAATTGATTGGAGCCTTTAATTCTGAAACTAAAACTATTTTTCTTACCAAGGGCTGTGACTGGAAGTCTGTGCTTTTACACGAGTTAGTCCACGCTTTACTGTATTTCACAGGGGCTAGTGAGGGGCTCGGGCATTCTAAAGAAGAAAGTATTGTTTTAGCCATTGAACATGGCCTAACCCCTTTGTTTCTTAAGTAATTGTTTTCTGCCTATTTCATAAAATTATTCTCTTTGGCGCCCATGGCTCGCCTCTTTTATTGCTCTCAATTTGTTGCTGTTGCCCAAGAGTAGGGCAGTCTTTGCATCTTTTGACGTCAATAGCCCCATTTCTTTGCGGTTCCCCATAACGAGAATTGCATTGGGGACAAAGATACCCGTAAAAATTAGGATCCTGTGGACGCAATTGCAGTTTTGTAGAATCAGCTGGCCGAAATGCATTACCCATTACTAATCTCCTCTGTTTAAAAATTAATCACACATGTGCAAAATAGCCAAGTCCGCTAACATAACGTCTAGGCTGTGCATTCTCTTGACATAATATTCGCGATTAGAAGCGCAGAAATGGCCCGCCAAGGCGATAGAACGGGCTGCCCCTACCTCGGCTATGATCTCTCCTGCCAAATCGATTAGCTTTGAGGTTTTCAATGGCGCCTTGCCATAGTGCTTTTCCATCGCTGTGCAATAAACCTCCAAAAAGTTATCCACATCCCTTTCCACAGGGGTCGCGCTTGCGCGTGCGTTACCCCTTTTTACATTGTTTAAATTCTTTCCCTTAATTACCTTATTTCTTATGTTGCTCAGCGTTTGCTCGCCGTTTGCTCGCCGTTTGCTCAGCGTTTGCTCGCCTCTTGTGGATATGTTGGGGATAACCTCATCAATACTTCCTATATTGCGATAATTACAAATGGTTATGATAGTGCCAGTATTGTGGGCATCCATTGTGCAAAATCCTGACTTTACCAACTTGTCAAGTCGCTTTCTGATCAAACCGCTTGTCCACTTTAAATCGTTCGCAATCTCTTTGATTGAGGTTGCTATCTGTCCGCGTTTTATCCAAACATTCTCATAACCTGCTCGAACGGGACAAGCACCTTCAGCAAAATTTGCCCTTAACATTAGCCACGTCATCAAAGCTAAATCAGTGCCATCGCTCATGTGATTAAAAATGTTGCGTTCAATACCAACCCAACCATTTTTACTTCGCATCATGTTTACTCCTTGAGCACTTACTTTTTTGCGGTCACCCATTTACAAAATTAATTCAATATTGTATATCTAAAAAAACCCCTCAATTTAGGCAGTGTAGCAATTACCTAATAGAGGGGTTTTCTTTCACTTGCAAAAGAAAATAAAATAGCTTATAAAGTCAATCCACCACAACCAAGGCTACACTGGGGCGGACATGATTACTGACTATCAAAAAATCTCCTTTACTACAGACGTTAGACATATCGTTGCAGCGGACAAGCTTGCAAAAACCCTTCAAATCAGCATTAACAAAGTCTTTGAACGGGCCTTAACTGGCTACATTCAAAGAAAAGAACGTGAGTTAAATCAAGAACTAAAATTAGGAGGTTTACATGAGTCTAGGAGAATTAGCAGCAGCCCTTGCGTCAGCGCAGGGCGAGATTCAAGGGGCTCCAAAAACGAGCCTTAACCCTCACTTTAAAAGCCGTTATAGCGACTTAAGTGAAGTATGGTCTGCATGTAGGGCAGCATTGTCAAAGCACAAGATAGCCGTCATACAAAGCCCTCAGTTTGATTTAGAAGGTGCTTGGTTAGAGACTCATCTAATTCACGCTAGTGGTCAAAGCATGATTGGCAGGTTTCCATTGCGCCCGACAAAGCCGGATATGCAAGGGTTTGGTTCAGCTATTTCTTACGCGAAACGCTATAGCCTCGCCTCTATGATAGGCGTTGTTTCTGAGGAGGATGATGATGGAAACGAAGCCAGTTCAAAAAATGTTGCAGCAACCAACCAATTCAGGAGTGTTCCTCCTCCAATTGTGGCGCGCGCTGTGGTTCCGCCCGAAGTTAAAGTTAAGTCGGACGCTCCCGCTGCTTCTAAAGGATTCGATTCAAAAAACAAAGAGCACGTTGACAAACTCTTTGCCGAATTAAAACGCCTAAACATCAAAGGGCAATGGCAAACTAATGTCATCTCCGCAATGGCAGGCAAATCATTTACAGATCTTGAGAATATAATTAAAACAAGTAACCCTGAAACACCCGACAAGGAGCCCACATGAACCAATTAATAATTGAATGTCGCCTAACTAAACCTGTGGACTTTAAACAATCACAAGCTGGAGATTCTTACGCTGTTTTAAGCCTTGCGCAATCAAGCAAGAATAAAGCCGGAGAATGGGAGTCTCTTTATATTAGCGCCGCTTGCTTTAAATATGTTGCTCAAAAATGCGAGGGGCTACAAAAAGGTGATCGGGTTTTAGTTAGTGGATCAATAAAGATGAATGTTTTTCAGGACAAAATGGGAGCAAATAGATACAGCATAAACATGATTGCTCAAAGCTTGCTTCACATTACAAAAACTGCGCAATCAGCGGGAAACCCTGAACCGGAAAATACCTTGGTCAGTCATAACATTCCAACCTATGACGACCCGGCATACAATTTTGACAACGTTCCATTCTGAGGTGAATATGTATACTCCCGTAAAATGCCCAAATGACGGTTATAAATATGTTTCTTCAGAAACTGGATTTTATTGCCCGTATTGCGGAGAAATATTTTACCAAAAAATGAATAAGAGCAATTTAGAGGTTAAAGAGTGAACGTTAACATTCCATTAATTTACACCCATGTCCGACTGTCTGAGCTTACTCAAGATGAGCAAACTGGCTTGGTGGAGTGTAGAATCTTTGGAGCATGTTCGTTGCCCGGACGCGCCATATTGTTTCATGTGCAATTGAATAATGGGGCTGTCTATTACCGGCTACCTATTTCATCTTTTCGTGAAACAATCTTCTCAGATCCTCAGTTTAAGCTTTCACAGCTTCAGCCTTGGGATTGCCCTAGTTCTGAAATGGAAGTTATCACTTACCACTGGCTGGCAAATCAACTTGTAGAATGTCTTAAGTTGGATAACGTGCAAGGAAAATACATTACTACTTTCGACTGGCAGGGCCCCGGGACAACGGCTGAAATAGCTCATGAACATAAATGCTTGCACTTAATCAAATTAAATAATGGTCAGTTTGCACTACAGCCAAACAATTATCTTTTGTGGATGGAAAAAAGTAACGTCCAAATTGATGGAAGCCATAATTTATTAAAAACAAATAAACCATATCCGTCTGTAGAAAGTTGGTAAAAATGACTTTAAAAGAACTAGACGAAGCGAGGCAGGGATGCGCCAATGGCAACACTTAAAGAATTAATGGGTGATTTGACTAGAGGCGATGGTAGAAAGTTTATAACTAACAATGCTTGGTTTGAGCCAATTTTTTTAGACCAATATGAGAATTGGTATGGTTTAGATAATAACGAACATGGAGTTGACTTTTGTGCTTACTCAATCGACACATGGGAGCCATACATGGAGCCAGAGCTTAATAATTGGAAAGATTTGATTGCGGAAAAAGAGCTTTCGGCTTTGAGAAAAATTGCTGCGGTTCTTAAAAAGGCGCGAGAAGAAGAATATTGTAATGTGCCGCAATACGTTGACGAAGCTATAAATAATTTTGAGGCAGTGGCAATTGTCAAATTGTGGTCAGAAAAATAATATATTAGGAAATGCTTAATGAATGATTTAAATTCTACACGGTCGCGCCTTGGCTCACTTTCAAAAACAAAATTAGCCTTGGTGTCTGCTGCGGCATATAAATTGTTAGATTCTGATTTGCCAAATTTAATTGCCGAAGTTGAAGCAGCAAGAGAAGTCATTAGAGCTGTAAAGTTAGATGAAAAAAATCTTTCTTTCTTTGTACACGAGCGTTTATTTTATTATAACAAATTGACAAAAATGCAACTATTTGAGAATACCAAAGAGTTCACAGCCTCGCCTTAAAACGACTTTCTACAGCCTTCCAAACCGCCTCTAAACCACCTTGTTTTTGCAATTCACAAGCCTCGCGCCATGTAAGCCCCTGCGTTATTTGAAAATGTACCCTTTCAAAATCAATAGGCTCAAACGAGTGCTGTTGCATAATAGAGCTTGGTTTATCGTAGTCCGCATCCCATACCCATCGGTTTTTAACTTTATAAACTAAATCAACTGCCAGCCCGTACTGATGAAAACTTTGCCAAGGCTTGGCATTAGTAACTTTTTTGCCGGGTATAGAGCGCCCTTGATTGTAAAGCGCCTGTTGCCTCTCAGGGCTCCTATAAGTCTCAAATGGATACAATGTATACCCGTCTGCGTGAAGCTCCTCTAAAGCACCCCTAAGCAACTCTTGGACAAAAGGCGCGAGGCTTTCTATTTTGTCGTCTCGTTTAACTACAGGCTTTTTTGAATAATCATTTGAAGTGCTCATGTTTTGTGCTTTCTGCATTGACCCCGTATAATAAAAAAGAAAGGGGGGCATATGCCAACATGGATAACGCTAGCAATAACAATTCTAAATGCTGTGATTCAGATTATCAAACTAATCATCTCGTTAAATCAGAACGATGTACAGAAAGCCAAAGAAACACCAGCCGCGCTGAAAAGCGCAAGAAAAGAAGGCGACGTAACAAAGATTTTAGAAATATTCTCAACAATGAAAAAGGATTAAAAATGTATTATCTAGCTATAATTATTAGTGTTTTGTTGTCAAACTTTGCTTTTGGCCAAGAGCTTCAAGAGCAAGATTATAAGGTTGCAAATGAGTTTCATTATTCACGGCTGGCACTTAAGATTGCTCACAAAAGAGCTTTAAGCAGAACTAACCAAGAGGCGATTAAACAACAAGTCTATGCTGATATTGATAATGGACGCTTTGCTCAAAGAATAGACAGCGCAGTGGACATGATTATAAAACGTACAGACTACGCCTTGAGATCTAAAGGGTTCTCCGCTGACGCGGATGAAATAATGAGTGAATATCAAGACCACGCTTTTTTTCTAAGTAGCAAAAGAGGCGATATTGGCGATTATGCGGCATGGTCTGAATTCATGGTCAAAGTGCACGCAAAAGCGCATGAAAAACTTGGGGATACCCTGTGCAAATGGCTTCACGTACATGATTTGTTTATCATTACTTATGGAGTGCCAGTTGCCTTTGCGCCTGCTGACTTTGATCTTGAAACCTATCAAAATCACTTTACTGGCATTCATATCCTAGGGCCTTTTTGGAAACACTACGGACTTGCTCCTGTTGTCGTTTATTGGGCTGTAAATATAGTATGCAACGCATCAAGCTCCGGGCTGGCAGCCTTTGCTTGCTCGCCGATTGCAACTGTTGCAGAACAAGGATTTGGTATTTACCTATCGCCCCCCCTTGGCGAAAAGATTTGGACAAAAGCACAGAACTGATATCATGCGGGAAACAATACAGGAGTACCGCTATGTTAAAAGTAATCTTACTGTCGTTTATTTTTGCTACTCAACTATTTGCTCAAGAGACTATTGAAACGGTTGAAACCGTCGCAGGCATCAAAGGCACCGGCTACCTCGGATGGAAGTCTTTAGAAAACAAACTCACAGCAAAAAGAGAACCGCCGCAAGCAGGCCATGTAATTGTGCCCGCGTCATTTGACTGGCGAGTGGCTGGCGTTACGTCTCCAATCAAAGATCAAAAAGCCTGCGGCTCATGTTGGGCTTTTGGATTCACTGCTAGCCTAGAGTCTGTTGCAGCTATTTTTGGCGAAAAATCTGGATTAGATTTGTCTGAGCAAGAATTAGTTAGCTGTGATTATGATGCCCTTGGATGCAATGGCGGATATATGGAGTCGGCTAGTTACGTGGTTGAAAAAGGCCAAGGGCTTGAAAAAGACTTTCCATACACCGCAAGAGGCAGCGCACGCTGTCGCAAAATAGACAATGCAGTAAAGCCGCAAAGCTATACTTTGCTCGGAACATCCCGCAAATCACCAACAACTGACGAAATAAAACAAGCTCTTATTGAGCATGGCCCTTTATTTGTTACCGTAGCAGCTGGCGGATCCGGTTGGTCTGGAGCAACTGGAGAAGTTAAAGGTTGCCGCAACCGTGGAACAAATCACATTGTAAACATTGTTGGTTATACTGAAGATGGGAAATGGATTATGAGAAATAGTTGGGGAAGCACTTGGGGAGACAAGGGCTATTCGCTTATTAAGTTTGGCTGTGATAAAATTGGCGAGGAGGCTGGATATTTCAGCCTTTAATGATTCTCCGAAAATCATGTGAAATTCCTCTTTGTAACCTCTGGTAATTACACCGGGGGTTATTTTTTTACAGAAAAACCCCCTGTTATGGGGGCCTTCCTAGGCTCGAAAGCTCACTAGGCTAGTGTTATTGTACTTTACTAGCCGCTTTCAAAGCAACTTCGACAAGGGCAGCGACCAATAGCTTTACTTCATCAGAATCAAGCTCAGAAAGCTCATCTTTAACCATTTGCAAACTGCTTACGCAAAGTTTCAAATCAGCAACTACGCTAGGCAATACTTTCATATCTGACAGCGTAACTTGTCCATCTTCTAAAACTTTTTCAACACAATCAACTATGTCTGCTAGTGCTTTTACTACTGCTAAACTTTTTTCTACTCCGGCCATAACTTAACTCCTTTTTTTTTTATTCTCAACCACTCGCAACCGTTGCTCATGATCCTTTACCTGTTCAATAATAACACCAATTTTAATATTTAATTCCTGCAAACTGCTGAGAGAACTATATAAAATTTTAGCACAAAAACCGAGTGCACCAGCAATTGAAGCAAGCAATACTTGGCTTATTTGAACCTCCATTTAAGCACCCTTGCCATTGATACGTAAAGTTACGCCAGCAACTCCAGTTGTGTTTGCCACAACAGCCCGGATGAATGGATAAGAAACATCGGCATAAGCCCAATTTAGAGTTGTCGCTCCTGTCCACGCTTGAGAGCTTGATGCAATATCAAACCAAGTTTTACTTGCAACGCTGGCAGGATCATTACTTTTTTGAAGCTTAATTGTTCCACTTGGAGAGCCTGAAACTACAGTAACAACAGCCGTAAGATCTAAACCATACATGTGCTGTACATCTTGCTGAGAACTTGTAAGGCCGGCACTTGTAACGCTTGCCGTGTCAATTATTAGATCATTCAAAATACGCATAATCAGCCTCCCTGCTGTCCGGCAATCCATGCCGTGATTAATAAGTCACTGCCGTCGTGTGTTTGATCTTTGTCGCAAGGCTCCCAATCCGAGCCGTAGTCTCTTTGCCATAGATATTCTTCGCAGCGATCTTTAGCAGTTGGCAGCCTGTCAGATGGAAACCATTTTTCTGTTAACAAAATGTCTATTGCTGGCTGTTGATTGCCATCCTTAAATTTATGATATAAGGCTTGAAATAAAGCGTTATTAGGACTTTCGTCTTTGTACTTTCTGAGCATTTCGTAATCAACAGAATCAATAGAATCATTAATCATTGATCGCGTTAAAAGTGACATGGCATCAAGATGCTTCTCAAATCCGGCTTTACCTGTAATTTCAGCAAAGGGGGCTGTTGATTTTACAGGTATCATGCCTAGCAATTTTTGAAGCAAAAGTACCATAGAGGGTGTTAAAAACGTTCGAGATAGTGGCCCGCGTCCCATGACGTTGCCGTGTTCTTTGCCGTAATTGTAAATGTCTTTTAATTCTTGTTTTTCCCCGGATTGATATAGAAATGGCCACAGCATCATAAACATGTCTTTAGAGATATCACTTGCGGACTTGCCTAAATCATAACAAGTGTGGCTTGGGTTCCTGTACCACCTTCCCGGCTCGCCTTCGGCTTGTTTGATATCAGCGTCAACACAGCCGCCACCAAGCTTACATAAAGCTGTGAACCCAAGAGAGTCGCATCCCTCTTGGTGAGCCCAACCTTTATGTAGGGATTTGTACAGGCTTACTTTTGCCGCAACTTCAGAAGACCGTTGTTTAGTCTCCTTTGCCTTTTGTTTTCCACAAGAGGCGATCAACAAAATTGTAAGAATGAAGTGCAACATAGTTACCTCTTAGGCAATTCTAATTGAGACATGTGTACCTCTTAAGCAATTCGTATTGCAGATAAAGCGCCCCAAACTTTGCTTGTCGCACCAATAGATTGAGCATAAAGAGAAACCGTTTTATCAGAATCAGTAGAGGCAATAACCACAACTCTTGGAAGAAAAGTTGCAGCAGCACTACTGCCAGCCGGCAAAACCGCTAGATAAATAAAATCTTTTGCCCGAACCGAACCGGCAACACCCTTTGTGTAAAACTTTGATGATATTCCGGTACAAGACGCCGTTCCATCCATCTCGTTTGTTCCTGACACCGACCACACTCCCGTCGTCAATGTCAACGAAACAACTTGCGCATAAGATCCTGTTGTCACGCTTGCATTAGAAGATTGAGCTTCCAAAACTTCCCCAATCATCCCCACTGGCACCGAAGTACCCGAGGTATCCCCAACTATATTTCTAGCTGACACAGGAAACCCTACGGCTGAGCCGCCTTGCACTTTTCTAACTCGCCATTTTGCATTTAAACTTGTAAATGAACCATTCCAGCCAGATGAAAAGCTTGTTTCAAATGTTGTGTAACGCCCAAAATAGACATCAACGTCAGTACTATTTACAACTCTATAGCCAATTCCCTGACTTTCTGTTGTTAAATTTGAGTTATATCCCGGACGAATTGTGCCTATTGAAAATTTATTTCCATCAGTGTGGACAAATGACTCCATGGGTCGCCAGCCAAATCCGTCAAATATTTCAATACTAATTCTATCTGTTTGTAAAATAGGCGTGGTAAATCTTACTCTCTTTTTTCTTAAATCAGTTAATGCCGTCGTTTGCAATATTCCAGTTGAACCAGAAACCCCGTATTCAAAGCTCGTAGTATCATCAGCATTTGTTGCACTTGAGTTACTTGCAAATTCCTCAATAGCACGATCAGCCGTTGTAGTTGTTCCAGATGCCCATTCTGATATTTCTACGCTTGCAAAAAAAGTTTCTTTTGTTGAGGATGCAAATCCGGTTCCTAATATTTTAGTTAGACCATTACTTGCGGAAGCCTGAACTCCGAAAGTAAAATATTGAACGCTTGGCTCTGTTAATACATAATCGGCAAAGAATGTTGCACTTGAACCGGCCCGTATAGCATTTCCTGCTATTCTAATAGATGGAAATGCAACAGCAGTTAATCCTGATGGAAAACTTACTCTTGCCTCAACAGCTGTGGTTGTTCCGGTTGTAAAGTTTCCGCGAACTTCAAGGTTATTACCAACGCGTCTATAATAAACTTCGCTTGATGTTACTGTGCCTAATCCCGTGTATGTGGGTGTATAGCTTTGCCATGCTGTTACAGCTGCGGCAGTTGCTAAAGACTGCGGCCCGACAACAAAGCTATCAAGGCGCAGCGAAGTGTTTGTAGCGTTTCGCAACCACCTTAAAGCGTATTTGTCTGTTGAAGTTGAGCCAGAAACAAAGAACCCGCGAAATGAAGCTGTAGAAGTTGGTAGCTGCGCTGAAAAAGGAGTAGTTGCCGAAGCAGTTCCTGCTACTAGAATACGCTCTTGAAGAACGTTACTAGTATTATATCGAACCACATAGCATTGAACGTCGTCAGCAGTAGAAACGCCGCTAAGATCAAATTGAACTAGCAAAGGCTTTCCAAGATCAGAGCCATCAAGAGTAAATAAAGGACTTTCTACATATTGAGCATTTGCTGTATATGCCACTAGGTAGTTAGTAGTTCCGCGCAATGTGCTGTTAGTGGATTGCGTAATAAGCGCAGTGCCGGTTGAAGTTGCCCATTTTGTTGGATCAGACCTTGTACTAGATGCAAGAGTATCTCCCGCAGCAGTAGTTGAAACAGTGCCTAGCAAATCAGCGGCAAATTGAGACGCCAAATAATTGACGCCAGCACTACCGTTTGATCCAAGAGGTGATTCTAAACCAGCCGAATCTTGAACCCAAAGTTTACCACTCCTGTTGATAACTCTGTTGGTTCCGGCTACAGTGGCAGCAATTGCCGTAACGCCTTGATCAACTAAAATCTCTGTTTCATTTCTTGGATTTTTACTTGTATAACTCATGTTCTCTCCTCGAGAATGTGCCTTTCGGCATGTAAATTAAAACAACTTAACAAATATACCAGTCTGTTCCGTCCGTTACAAAACTCCACGAGCCTAAATCTTCTCGTAATAGATAACTTGCTGCGACAGTTTCTATCTTTTCAGACCCGGCTCTTAAAATTGTTATATTGTTTGCAGTCGATGTTCCTGTCTTGTCTTTGACAGTAATCAAAGCGCCAGCCACTGGACTTGGCAGCTGTAAAGACCTTGCGGCAGTTGTATCAACTAAATAAATACCGTAATTTGCTAAAGTAATGTTAGAGGAAACGCTGACAACGGTTTGCACCGATGCTTTGCCAGTTATTTGCGTCTGGATTGCACTAGTCACGCCTGAGACATAGCCTAATTCTGTACTAGTCACAGTCGACGCTACAGGAATGCCGCTGGCGTCAGAAGCCAAGGCCCGGCTTGCTGTAATTGCCGTTGTTTCTACAATAGCGCCTGCACTTGAAATTATTACTCTGTTATTAGACAGAGCCGTCCCGCTATTAGTTCCACCTTTGGCAACGCTTAAAGTTGTAATAGTGGGCTCTTTACCGCTTATTTGCGTCTGGATTGCACTAGTCACGCCTGAGACATAGCCTAATTCTGTACTAGTGACAGTTGAGGCTATCGGAATGCCAGATGCATTACTTTCTAATGCTCGGCTTGCTGTAATTGCTGCGGCTTCAACAATAGCCCCTGTGTTTGACACTATTACTCTATTATTAGACAGAGCCGTCCCGCTATTAGTCCCGCCTTTAGCAACAGACAAGGTAGTAATAGTAGGCTCTTTACCGCTTATTTGCGTCTGGATTGCGCTGGTTACACCCGAGACATAACCAAGCTCTGTATTAGTAACGGTTGAAGCTACAGGAATGCCAGATGCATCGCTTTCTAATGCTCGGCTGGCAGTAATTGCCGCAGCTTCAACGAGAGATCCTCCTAAGCTCTTTATTACACGCCCGTTTGACAATGCCGTACTACTATTTGTGCCGCCATTTGCAACGGGCAATATTCCAGACACCTGCGAAGTTAAAACAATTGGAACCCCAATTGCGACCCAAGCCGATCCACTCCAACGATATAAAGCATTTTCTGCAATTGCTAATCTAACTTCGCCGCTAACAACGCCGGAAGCTGGCAAAGCCGCTACACTTGCAACGGCATCTCCCCAATAAACAGAGCCGCCAGTCAAAACCCAACTGGCACCATTCCACTCATAGAATTTATTTAAATCTAAAACGAGTCGAACCTCGCCAATAACAGCCCCGGAAGCTGGCAAAGACGCAACATTTGCAACGGCATCGGCCCAATATGCTGACCCGCCCGTACCAGAGCCCCCTAAAACCGGATATTTAAAACTGCTCATATTTGGTCACCAGACACCCATACCGTCACGTTGCCGTCAGTTGTGCCTACGCTTTTAGTAAAGAACATTCGTACTTGACCCGGCGGAAGCGTTACGTCCATTAAAAATTGTAAGTTAGTATTAGCGAGAGTTGGGACAGAGCTAAGAGTTAAAGTTGTCCAATCACTAAAATTATTTGCGTCTTTATAAGTACGAAATTGCACGCCAAAAATACCAGCGTTTGCTGTTACCGCCGCAGTTGAGCAATTAAAGCCAATATGTGTTGCAGTGGTAAGTGTTACGGGATCGCTGTTAAAAGAAGCGGAAAGCGCCTGCGCTGTTGCAAGTTTAAATGGCGGTATAACATTCTTACGTGATCCGGACATACTTACCTCTTTGTAGATTTGGGATTATTGCCCCTAGTTTATGCCTGTTGAAACTTGTCTGTTTTTAAAATTGATTGACTAGCGATATCTATTTCTGCTTGCTTTTCTTTGGAGCCATCTTCAGGAGCTATAAAACTATTTTGCAAATCAAGCAATTTGCCGGGTTGCAAACTAGAGTCTAAAGCTGAACCAAACAAAGTACCTAAAGTAATGCGCTTTTGATAACTTAAGGGAACTGGACTAGTAGCTGCGGCATGTTCAATATGAATTTTCATATAATTATACAGCGCCGGGTAGTTTGCTTGCAAGCTATCGACATGAGCCGGGCTAAGTGTTCCGTTTTTTACGTGAGCCATGACAGTCCAAGGATCGGCTAACACCTCCATTTTGTTCTTAAAATCATAAATTTGCGATGCTGTTGGCTTTACTTTTATTTTTGGAGCAAATGGACTTTGTGCTAGCGTTTCCTTTGGTACATTTTCTAAAACATATTTTACGCTTTTTTGAATTGACAAATTTAATTGCTCGGCAACTTTAGTTGCCCCTGCGTCCATTAAAGGAGTTGTATATTGATTAATTCTTTCTTGAAGCAAATTAGGATTTGCAACAAGCTCAGACGCTTTCGAGCGTATGTTTTCCATGGCCTCATCATCATTTTTATAAGAATCTTTGACACCAAAGAGTTGATGTAATGGCATTCTTGCCGCAGCTTTAAGTTTGCCGGATTCTTGTAAATCAATAAGCCACGGTTTAAATTCTTGTAGTTTTCCTGTGGATAAATTTACATGCTCATCAGCAAGCCTTAAAACATCAAGAGCCTTTTTTGCCCATGCTGTGCCAAACTTGTCTGAAGCCATGCCGGTGGCAGCACCAATAGCGCCACCAACTAATGCGCCTGCTGGCCCTGCAATACCGCCACCAACAGAGGCTCCCGCCGCAGCATAACCAAGAGTTTTTCTGCTACCTTGAGTAGTTTCTTTTTCAAAAGCATCTTTTGCTACAGAGTTTTTCAAATCATTTAAAAATGATGTACCAAATTCATCGTCGAAAGATTGTAGTTTTGATTCTGCAAAGCGATCTTTACCATTCATTATTCTTTTTAAAAGGTTCTCAGCCCCTTTAGGAGTTCTAAACTGAGAGGCAATATCCTTAAGAGTGGTAACCATTTCTCTTTGAGCCGTCATGTGCTCAGCATATTCTGGAACCGCTTCTTTTATAAGAGAGTCTAGTCCGCGCCTAACCTGTTTAATTTGAGATTCGACAAGTTTATCAGCTCCAAATAATTTGCTATTTTCATAAGAAACAAGATTATCAAGATATTGAGTTGCTTCTTTAACCTGTACACCCAAAATTTTTCCGCCTTGGGACGCGGCCAAACTCTCTAGCTTTGAGCCGTAATTAGTAATTAAATCAAGACCCTTTGCAACGTCTGGATTTACTTTGGCAGTTCCACCAAGCTTGTCCATTGTGTTAGTAAATGCTTTATAGATTTGCGGGGCTTCAAATGAAACTCCAGATTTTTCTAAAATTTCACGACCTTTGTAAAAGCCAGCAGTTGTTTCTTCTCTTAATTCTTGAGTTTTTGCTAAAAAGTCATCAGTAACTTGCGACAATGGTTTAGCCGCTTCAACTGCTTTAGGATTTTCAATATAACGATCTAATGCAGACCTTCTAATGCCAGTGCTAACTTCCAAAGCAGCTTTGCCTGTTTCTTTTATAGCTTGCCCTACAGTCTCTATTTTCTCAGGAGATATTAGCTTTTGGCCTTCTTTTATAAGCCTTGAACCAAGCATTGAAGTGCCGCCAAAAATTCCTCCAACTAGTCCGCCTGTAATAAGAGACTCCGCCGCAGCTTGAGGGTCTCCTAAAACAGCCTCAGTTGCCGCTTGTGGAGCCATGAATGTAGCGCCTTCAACAGCAGCCCCACCTAACTTTGCTACAATTTCTTTAGCCGCCTGCGTTGCTGTACGCGAACCAACTTGCTCGACAGCAGTTGCACCAATAATTTTTGACAAACCGCGCTCTGCAATACCACCAGTCGCGGACGCAGCTCTTGCCACTACACTTGCCGGGCCACCAAGTAAAGAACCTACAAACCCTGTAACCCCACCAGCTAATGCTGCGCCCGGTTGAATTTCATGTAATGCTTCCCATTCTTCCATGGTCAAAGTGTTTTTGTTTACAAAATCAGGCAACCAACGAGAAACACCCAATTTAGCAGCAACTTCAGGAATGCCAATTAAAGCTTGATTTGCAGCACTAGCCGCGAATGCTTTAGTTCCGCCTAAAACGCCTTGGTTGTCGCGTTTATAAGCTCTAATTGCTTTTGCTTCAGGAGTGTCAAAGGTAAAGCCACCCTTCAAAGCCTTTACAAGGTCAACACCTTTAATCTTATAAGAATTACCGCCTAATTCGCCTGAGTCTTTTAAAACATCGTAATCAGACGCAGCTGGAACATCGTATTGACCCATAATCAAGCCTTGATACGCTTGCTCTTGTGGAACGGTTAATTTCTCCTTTGTTATAGGATGATAAACCTCCATCAGAGCCTTTGGAGGCTCTGGCTGAGCGACGTTTGGCATTAGCGGCTCTGTAGGTATCGCTTGATCCATTTTTCGCTCCAATTATTTATTAGGTCTAGCAGTTGGCAGTTCTTCAGGGCTTATAGAACTTCCCTGTATTTTGCTCACTGGATTAATCCCAAATCTATCTAACACAATGCTCTGTTGAAATTTAGCTTTTAGAAAATTAGCTAATCCTTCTCGTTTCATGTTTTGCGTTTTATTGTCATCCATATACTTAGGAAGAAATGATTTTGCTTCCTCTTTGTCGGATTCAGACAAGTTACCAAATATTTGCTTTATGTTTGGCAGCATTTGAGCGAAAGCTGCATCCATTCTTTGGTTGTATTGAATTGGATTAGCAATAATCCCCTCTGCTTTAACTTTTGAAGCGGTATCAAATACCCGGAGAGCGTTTTTATAATTCTCAACATCTCCAGTAGCTTTATCGTATTCAGCGATAGCCTTTTCTTGTAATTTTTGAGGCACTTGCGACATAATAACTCCAAGATCGCCTTGGTGCTGGTTAAATGCCGGGGACGACATAAAAGTCTGAGCAAGCCCCATTTTATTTTGAGCAATTTGTTGATCAATTTTAGCCACCGCTTCCGCAGCTCTGGCTTTTACTTCTAAATTATTAGAAGTTCCGGCCATTGCTTCCATTTGCATCCTTGCGGCTTGCAAACCCATTGTTTGAGCCAATTGCGCAGCCGATCTTTTGTCATTTGTATATTGCAACGCGCGTGAATAACTTCCTTGGGCCATTCCAGCTAATTCTTTTTTAGACTCTATAGTTGCTTTTTGAGCTTCAACATCTCTCGATATTGCGTTATTCATAACATCCAAGGCAGCATTACCGCCGCGCCCTGTCATGCCTCCGCCTATACCGCCAAGAACTAAAGCAATAGCAGTCATTATTTTTTCGCCGGTACTTTTGTCATTCCAATATTTATTGGGATCAATTTTTGTTGATCTTACATCATTTAAAGCTGTGTCAACATCATCCTGCTTTCTTTGAAGATATTGAGCTTGAGAATCTTCGGATGCTTGAAATGCTTTTGCTCTATCAGCCTCTTTTTGAACAAGATCGTTAAGAAGTGCTCCCCTTTTTTGCTCAATTGCGGCTTGCTCTTTTACCGTTTGAGCAATAACGGCTTTTTGAGCTTCTAAAGCGCCGGTTTGTTGCTCAAAACCTTGCATATATGATTGCATACCAAGTCTTTGAGCCTCACTTGGTCGCTGGCCTTGGCTTTTATTAACGTCACCAGCTAATACTGGCTTGGCTTCAGGTTGCTCTATCGGCGGTTGTGCCATTGGTAGCTGTGCCATTGGCGGTTGTGCCATTGGTGGCTGTGCCATTGGTATTACTGGAGCCTCAACTATTGGTGCCGGTGTAACAACTGGAGTTATTGGTGCCATAGGCGCAACAGGTGCCGCGGATAGATTAGGAGGAATTCGACCCGGCGGAGTAAAATCCGGTGATAAATATCCTTTGCTTTGCAAAGCCGCCCATTGGTCTGGATTTAAGCCACCTGCCAAATTTTCCTCATCCATTACCGGCCCCCTTGCCTTTTCTTGCTTTTAAAGCCATTTCTAAATCCGAAACTTTGTCACTTAAAACCTTTTGGTGCGCAAGCATCGGTGCCATGAGCTTGCCGTAATCAACCATTTTTCCTTCCGGCGTTTCAATTACAGCTGTGCTACCAAGATCTGATTTTTCAAGATCTTGAGCCATGACAGAGGAATGCTTGCCCTCGCCGTGTTTTTCGTCTTTGTACTCATATTGATATGCTTTTAGTTTATCAATAAAGTCTTTTAATTTACCCTCATCAGCGGGGTTTATATTTTTCTTCATGTTTTCATCAGACGCCGCTATAGCCGCAGCACCAAGGCCGCTTGCCAAGCCCCCAATGGCCTGCATCTGTCCCGCCGATCTTGCAGCATTGGCTTGTAGTTTAGCCGCTTCTATTTGACTTGCCGCCGCAATCTTTGCTCTTTCCTGCTCTGCCATTAACTGTTCTAAGCCTTGTCGGGATTTCATAGCCGTTTCAATTTGAGATCCCTGCGCTCCTGTGTAATATTGAGCCATTTGATCCATCAGGCTTTGAGTTTGAATGTCAGCGCCTCTCGTTTGACTGGTCACTCCAGCTAACTGCTGCTGCGCAGACATTTGCTCTTGAGAGCGTATATCCGCGCTTTGTGCCGCAGCTTGTTGTCCGGCACTAGCCGCAGCTTGTGCTACGTTTCTCTGCGCCAGAAATGGATTTGAGCCCCTTTGCTGCGACATCGCCATAGCCTGCTGTATATTTCTATCTGTAGCCTGTTTTAACTGGCTTTGTGCAAGGCTTGGCCCTTGGCCTGCCATTTGCGCCTGAAGGGCTTGAGCAAGCCCCATTTGCTGAGATCTAACGTCTGACCCAACACTTAATCCCTGCCTAGCCGTTGCCGCCGCCGCAGTGCTTTTTCTTAGCGCATCAATATCAGCGGTGTTAAAATTGGCTTTGTCTATCGTTTCACCGCCGCCGGGGCCAATGTAACCTGTGCCGCCGCCCGGGCCTCCAATGCCGGCTAATTGATTGCCAAGATCCTTGCCAGCGCCACTAACATCGCGCCCAAAATCCTTTGCCGCATTGCTTACCTGCTTACCAATATCGCCCACAACACCGCCCACGCGTGGCTTTGTAAACATTCTAGACCTCCGTTCCAATAGATTGTTGTCCCCGGAACCGTTGTAAACCGCCTTTAATACCAAAAAGCAAAGAAAGTGCGGTCATAACAAAGCCCTCCTGAGTTCCTGTTGTCGATGAAGTTGTTAATTCTTCAACTTGTAATTTTAAGGATGTACATTTTTGCTGAGCTAATGAAGCTTTAAATTGATAACTTGAATTGACGCCCCCGTAAGGGGTTCCCGATCCATAAGTAACATCTTCGCCGTAAGTCGTTATATTTAAACCGTCATCAGGAGAGAATATAATCTTATTTAACCAAGCGTCTGCAAAATCATAAGATATTTGCATTAATAGTATATGCGAGCTTTTATATTCAGCCAACATTGCAATGTCATAAACCCTTTTAAACCCTGAAATACCGGCCAAAGACAGCCAAGAAGTGGTAAATTTCATTCTATAAGCGGTATCGACATCTCTATAAAATCCGTCAACCTCTTTTAAAACCTCTCCGCTTGTTTTTAAATAAACATATTGAGATTTCCAAATAGTAGAACTCATTCCGGAATGACTTGTAAATGTTGACCATTGGTTAAAATAGTAATCATAAATAAGACAGCTGCCAGACTGAGTTAAAAATCTAACTTGATTTCTATCAGCCTCCAATGTCCCCTGCGTAATTGTCTGGCTATTAAAAGCCTCAACAGGAGCCCCAATATATTCATTTTGCAAAGCAGAATTTAATTTATAAATGCCTTTTTCAGTCATGCGAATCAATCCGTCCGGAAGATAAGCAATAGACTTTGGAACCGTACACCCCGAATCAGTAGAAACCAATTGAGGCTCATTATAACCGCCAGAGGTGCCGGCTGCATTTGGCCCATCACCCGTCGTTAGCAAAATCCTATCGGTTTTAAAAAATACCATGTTGTCATCAAGGGCCGCCATTGCGGTTACATCTCCGCCTTGCGGATCAACCTCCAGAACAAACTCCGCAGCAAACTCAACAGGTACGCCGTAAATTTTAGGCTTGCTGTAAAATATTTCGTTTTTATTTTCTGTGCCACCAACAAATAAAGAGCCTTTATAAATTGCTGGAATACTACCGTTTAAAGTAACAGCGTTATTGAGAATGCCGCCAGTCGTATATAAAAGCTCATTAGAAATTATTGTACTGTCTGCGTTGGTATCTATAAACGTAACAGAATCTACTGTTTTATCGTTATAGGTTAAAGTGGTCGCGCTACTAGTACGGTAATAAACAGACCCGTTACCCTCGGTTCTGTAAATTGTAATAATTGGAGGCGTCCGAGTTCCAGTCTTTTCCGTTTGGCGCAAAGTCGAAACGCCCAAAGTAACCTTGGTATTTGAACTTGTTAAATGTATTGAGACTGGATCACTTGGAGGGCTTAAATGCCTTTGGCCTTGATTGTCAGTCCATTCATACAAAGCTATATAGCTATAAGTATCACCGTTTGTAAGTGAGCCACCAGTAGTTTGACTGTTGGAAACAATTACAGGAGCATAATGAAAGCCATGCTCAACTACGCCTTGGCCATCGTAAGCCGCCAAAATACCGCCACCAATGTGCGTATTTTTACCAAGCTGAATGTTGATAAATGAATTTAAACTTTTAAAATTGCAGTTTGTTTTTGCTACGCCAAAAAGAGAGAAAAAACCGCCATTTTCAACGGTTAACTGAATTTTATTAATTATGGAAAAGCTGTAAATATCAGTTAAGTTTGTCCATACATTTTGAAGAAACGAATCCGAAGTAGTTCCATAAGCCAAATTAGGTTGCATTTTTGCTACTAAAAAACCGTCAGACCTCATTATAAAATAAGTTTGTTGCCCCTTTTGAAGACCAACAATACCGACATAACCGCGCTCTGGTACGGTAGCAAGCGAAAGATCAGAATCTAGCCATTTAGTCCACGCTTTAGACCATAGGCCCGCGCCTCTTTGTATTACAGTAAGAGTGCCGCTCGGGGCTGAACTGGTAACCGTAGTTGTTTTAATAAAATTGAGGTCAGCAGTGGCCCCGGCGACTTCATAATAAATTTGAACCGTTGACCCATTGTATTGCAAATGAGCCGTTACGTTTCGGATTACAGTTGAGGTGTAACTATCAACCGTAGTCGGTACTTTAATTGTAGCAAATCCGTTATTATAAACAGCATAACGCAAGCCGCTAGCATTGTGCCAAAAAACATAGATCTTTTGCAAATCACCAACAAAAAGACTCAAGCAATTTGTAGCCGCTTCGGCAATTAAAATGCTTGCGGGGCTAGCTGGAATTGTCCCATCGTAGTACATCCCACCAAGTTTTATTTTAGCGCCACTAGAATCATTGTGCGCCCACGCAACGGTAAGCGGATTTAAAACTAAAACATCATAATGAGGGTTTGAGGTGTTTACTGTTGAGCTAATAGTTACAGCTGTATCAAATGCTGTTGCTTGCGCTGGGTTAACTTTTCTTACTTTTAAAGCGCCGCTAATGTAATAAAATACGTATAAAAAGCTGTTAAACGACAAGCATCTTACTCTTGTGGCCCCGGTCTCTATTAGTTGATCAACAAGAATAGGTGTTTGACTTTTTTCGTCATACACGCTTGCATATACTCCGCCGCGACTATCTTCCCAAGCGTATACACTTATTCCATTTAAACAAGCTGAGTCGCATTGCGTTTGAGACTGGGTATTCTTAATGATTTGCGTTGTGCTAACGTCAAAGCTTGAGCATGATCCTTTGTCAACCCATTTACCCATAGATTCAGCGTAACTAAATATTTTATTCGCGCCAAAAAGCAAAAGCTCTTGGTCAAAATTGCCAAGAGCATCGGCAATAGGTACCGAATCACCGTTAACTAATAACGGGCTTACTTTTTGATAGCCATTTCTTTTTGATAAACTTCCACCTTTTTTAAAAACAGCGTTTTCAAGTTCTAATAGTTTTCCGGGAACTATTAATTTTGGGTCTGTCTTTGTATCAAGACCTTGACCAAATATAACATTAAAATTCTGTTTTTGAAGTCCGCTCATACTGCATACCACGCCGAAATGCCGTCAGAGATAAACACCACGGCTTTATAATCCTCTTGAATTGTATAACTCCCGACTACTCCGTCAATAGAGTCTAAACCGGCTGGTGTAACAGTAATCGGATACGCACTACACGAGCCAGACGCGCATTTGATAGTGACATAGACGGAAGTAGTAGCAGCTGGAAAATTAATTGTTCGGGCTACAGTTGTATCAACTGCAATTACCTTTTGAGTGTCGGCAGCAACTACAGTGTAAGGATATGACGCCGGTACGTTTACAGACCACAAAGACGAAAGGGACGCATTTACCGCGTTCCCTGATGTTATTTGAACTGCAAACCCTACGCTATTGACGTAATAAAGAGACCCATTTACCGATTGCAATGATTCTAAATATGTTGCTGATGTTACGGCTGCGCTTTTACTGGTAAATCCAACTGCGCCAATGGCATACGTAAATTGTCCGCCAAACGACATATCAGCGTTAATATTTATTCCTGCAGGCGTAATCTTTGTACCGCTTCCAGTAGAATGATCATGACTGTCTATTGTGGTAAGCGCGGCATTTACCTTTGTCGCCCATTCGGGCCCAAGAGTAGTTAAAACAACCGGTAAATCTAAATTCATAAATGTAGTAGCCATCTATTTGCTCCTAAAAAAACCACAAGCTGACTGTTACCGCACCACTTGATTCTAAATCAATATTTCTCTTTGGTACTATTTTGGTGCTAGTCCCATTCCAAACCTGCTGATTTGCATTTCTTGCTACTATTATAAAGCCTTTTGGGGCCCGATCCAAAGTATGATCTACAATATTTGATCCGGAAACTAATGAAACGTTTTCAACTAAAATTCCGTCAAGTATTCCCCTTCTAATGATTTGATTTAATACAAGCTCTAAAGAGTCTTGAACGTTCTTTAAATCAGCGTCACTAGTCCGGATTTTCTTTAAAGAAGGGATCATTTATCCCCCCATATAAAAACTAGAATCAAAATTATGCATAGAAATATCTGTTACTCGCTCGGGCTCGCCTACGTCCCTGTTAGCGGCCATAGTTTCGATTCTTCTAATTAAATCAGCTTTCATTGCCATTAGAACAGATACGTCTGATTCTTCTTTTTGCAGTGCTTTGATACTTGCGTCAACAACGATATAAACTTCCCAACCTACAACATTTTGAACGGTGTCAGTTTCTAATGTCAAAGTATTATAGGTTGGGATGTACCACATTCTGTAAGAGCCGGTAGCTTGGTCATCTGGACTAAAGTAGATCTTGTTTCCAAAGATACGGTAGCGGATAGCTGGATACATGCCTCTAAAACGGGTTGCTGACCGCCTAGCGTTGCGTTCTTCAAATGTATAAGGACGTAAAGTATAATATTCTTCATTGCCGCTTAGCGCCCTGTCTAGGCCCTTTAGTTTATAAAAGTCTGTAGGCAAGTCGTAAGTGTTGCCGCTTGTCACAGAAAAAATTAAAGGAGCCGCAACATAGTAATCTTCAAACTTTGACACCAGCAAATCATAGAGTTCCGCATAACTGTCGTTAATATACTGATTAAATTCTGCATCTGAAACAAATTTAGAATTTTGCATATCAGCTCGCAGCCGAGCTTGATCCCTAAGACTTGCTAGCGTCGCAGCCATTTTAGTAGTCCTCGCCTTCTTCTTCTTCGCCTTGCTCAGATTGCTCGCCTTCTTCATGCGGCATATCCATGCAAATACCAACAAAAGCGTGCAAGGCTCCAGACAATCCTTTAGCGTCACCGCGTTTAACAGCAGATAACACCGCTTCAGCGGCAGTAAGGAGAGCAGGATCAGAATCTACTTTTGTACCGTCAGATACTTTTTCTTCAGCGCCAGCATATGGCTCATCTCCAATTTTTTGGACAAAATCACCGCTTTTGCTTGGCTTCATAGAGCCAACAATGATTGTTGCCACTCGTTTTTTAGGTGAAGTTAATAGCATATGACCACCTTTTTAGTATGCGCTCGAGTTTTTCAAAGTTACTTCTATTAAAAAGGACGCCGCGTCTGGAAGTTCAGCATCAGCAGGAGTTGCAACAACAGTAGTAAATTGAACATCAAATGTTCCTGCGCTACTTACATCAACATTTCGCAAAAAGCTCATTAAGCCTTTTGATCCGGTATATGCCGCGTCAGCAGCTCCAACTACAGAGACCCTAACACTAAGAAGAGACGTGTATTTGTCCGCAAGAGTAATAGTATAGCGGCCAGTTTCGGAAGCGGTTTTTGTAATAGTAAAGCCTTTGCCTGTTTTACTAGCAATGGTTCCACTCGTTGATGTAACAACAGAGCCGTATAGCATAACTACGCCAGCTTCTAATGTGCCTTGAAATTGCTTATATAGACGATTAGCCATTTTAAAACTCCTTTTGCGCTATGCGCATGGTATGGAAAATAAAAGGGAGAGGATCGCCCCCGATCCCCCCCCTAACACAAAATTAAAGCTGAACGTTGACGTTAAATCCGGGAGCATTACAACCAATTTGGAGGTAACCACCGTAACGAACTTCGACGCCATCAGCAGAGCTTTGACGAAGCATTTGCAGCCCGTCAGTATCAAGTACGCGAACCATTTTGCCAAGGCTGTAAACTTTCCAAGTATCAAGTTGCAACATGAATGCGCGGCCTGCTGGGCAGTTTTGATCCGGGATGATCTTAATCGGGCCATTTGGGCCTTGGATAATGATCGAACGGAACATAACTTGAGCATCAACTTTCAAATCAATGTATTGAACTTTTGATCCAAGTGCCTTCTCAAGAGAAGCATATTTGGAGTAGTTCATGAAACAATGATCAGGGTGTCCGCCTTCACGAGCCGCAAGTGTTGCGCCGTCAATCAAAGCTTCTTCGATAGGCAATGCAGTTCCATCAAAGCGTTGGCCAGCCAAACGAGTAGGGTCAAGAGTCCTGTCAACCGAGAAAAATGCCGCGGACGCAGGTGTGCTAGATGGAACCCAAGATTCCATACCGCTGATTTTAAGACGGCTAGGAGTTGCTGAGTCTTCACGGTCACCGCGAACAAAGATATAATCGCCAGCAGCTGCGGTTGGAATACCATTTGTTGAGTCAGTAACGTTGTATCCAAAAGTCAAGACACCAGTAGAGCGGTTAACTCCGGTGATAATCAAACCATTGGTTGAAGTTCCAAGAGCACGAAGTACAGCAGAACCTTGAGTGGTAGAAAGCACAAGCTCTTGCCCAACTTCAAAGTTTGTAACGTCGTCAACAGTGGCAAGTACGATCGTGGCGCTAGAAATAGAGCCAATGACGCCTTTATCACCGAAGCCGGAACGGTACATATCAATTGCAAAGTCACGAGAAATTGAGTTGATTGCTCCGTCAATTTCAATAGTTGCCGCTTCCATGAAGGCGTTAGCATTGCCTTTTGAAGCTTCAAGCGTTTCATTGTCAATTGTTGCGATTGAGTAGTTTTTTACGCGAGTAAGTACAAAGTCTTCAATCTTAGAAGCAGTCAAGCCGCCTCGTGTTTGCGCTCTTGCAAAGCTTGCAGAACGGCCTTGTGGATTGCCGTAGATCAAAGGCAAGCGGTAGTTTCTGCCTCCGAAATCTTCAAACTTAGGAATAAGAGCCAGTAGAGGGTTATTTTTGTAAACCATATTGATTACGCGCTGGTCGTTGTAATGTTCTTTCAACGCAGCGTCAAACGACGTCATATCTAGAGCCATGAGGATCTCCTAATTTATAAATTAAATTGTTGTTATTAATGTTCTTTTTGGCTTTTGTTATCGTTTAGCCCAAGGTCTCGTTATTTATACCGCAGCATTGCCGCAGCCCGTTTAATAGATTCTTCTCGGGTTAATAACCCAAGATTCTCCCTAGCAGGCTGAGAAGAAACAGCATTATTTGTCAGTGTCATACCAATTTTAGGCCGAATGTCTGGCTGTGGCGGTCTCGATTGTGCCACTGGCTCGCTTGGTGTAACGCTTTGCTCTGAAGTTTGAGTTTGAAACTTTTTGAGCTTAAACAAAGAACGCGCTCTTTCGGTTAACCAGTCTTCTACTTTTTGGCTCGCTTCTTCAATGCCTATAAGCTTGTCAAATTTGTTATAGTATTCTTCTATAACCTCATAAACAGTATCTTGGGCATCATTAGCGGCAATTAACTCATATTTGTCAGAATTAGATTGTATATATTTTCCTATTTCTGCCTTGTGGTTGTCAATAGTCTGTTGAATATAATCTTCTTTAGCCTTTTGTTCCCGAGAAGTTCTATCTTCTTCCTGCTTTGCTATTTGCGCTTTTAATTCCTTAATTTGATCCTCAACCGTAGGCTCCGGATGCTTTTGATCATTTAAAACAAATTGAGCAGCATCTTGAAATGACATGCCAAGAGACTGCAATGCCTGAATAGGGTTACGTGACTGTTTAGCCGCTAAATAAGCTTTATAATCGTCGTTTTCTTGAGCAAACTTCAATTCTTTGGTTTTCTTTTGCAGCTCGCGCTCCCGCTTGCTGAGAACGGCAAACCTTTGCGCCCACTTACCTTCATCTTCTTCTTTTTCCGGCTCTTTAACCGGTTCAGGAGCTTCTTCAACATCTTCGACAACATGAGACAACGCCTCAGGGCTTGTCATATTCATCATTGGAGCTGACTGGCTCCCAACCTCAAGAATTGAAACGTCTGACATTATACACCTCCTGTTGGAATATCGGTTGCTGTTGGAAATGGAAGTAACTCACTTTGTGGCGCGGCTTGTGGCGTAGCAATTGGCGGAGGTGGTGGCATTGCTGCAGCCGTTGCAATACCAAGTTGATCTTGGCACATATCAATAAACCGCCTTAACAATTCAAGGCGATCTTCAGGAGAATTTTGGTTTTTGTACTTCAAATAAGCAGACTGAGCTATATCTTTAGCCATTTTAAGATTCATATAGGGCTCTGGAGCCATATACTCGCCATCTTCGACCATTCGCTCAATCATCAACATAATATTTTCAATATTTGAATTCTTAAGACTAAAAAATCTATCAGTGTCTGGAAAGTCTAGCAGTTCCATGCCTTCCTCTTTGCTAAGAAAGCCGGCTTGTATAAGCTCCTGAACCGTTTGCAACTTGCCCTCTGGCTTTGTTGGAAGCATGTTAGTCGGGAACACGCGCATTACATATTGATCTTCATCAAGATCAACATCTTTCCATTTAATTGAGCTAATAAATTTTCCGCCTTTAGCCTTGACGTTTAAATTAGGAACGGCTTCAGAAAGATCGCGTGTAAAGTCTATGCACATCTTAGCAATGTCCATATAAAACTTTTCATAAGACTGCGCAATGACAGCAAAGCGTTCTGTTTCAATGTCTGACATCTCGCGCATTGCAACAGCTGCAGTTACACCAGCCGGCTTTTGCGATTGCGCACTCATCTGACTGACGCCAGTAATTTCATAAGCCTTGCGGTATAAATTTTCTAAATGGTTGTATATTTCAGGAGGCATTGCGCCAGCTACCATTGCCTGTGGTGGAGTGCCTGTATAACGGACAATCGCGCCAACATCGTTATTTAAATGCGCTGAAACTACTTTAGAAGAATTTTCAACAAGGAATCTCGGTACGCTCATTAAATGCTGCGCCATTTGAATAGTGCGTAAGATCTTATTAATTTCAAGCTGTATACCAAGCAGCTCTTCAGCCAAGCCTTGACCATAGAACCCGACAATCCTAGGAAGCCAGCGGAAAAACACAAAAGGAAAATAGTCTTTTTCCCAAGGCTCAGAGAATAGCGTGCAATTTTCTACGCAAATTGTATGTAAGCCGTCTTTGGCTGTGCTTGAGGTTGGCAAGTGCCAAGATTCTACTACTTCCACAACATCAGCAATCGACATAGAGTAAGTTGTTTGGTTGTAATCTACATGCGCCGCTCTTATTGCTTGCTCATGTTGAGGAAACATGTCCAAGAGTTTTTCACGTGGAACATCTCTTTTTTGATGCAGCTGGCGAGGCTGGCCGTAGCGGCCTTCCGCTTCATCAACTATAATTTCATCGGGCAATGTTCTCTCAAGTCTAACCTGCTTTTTATCGCTATCCACGTACATCTTTAGAGCGCCAAAGCCAAAGATACAGCCGTCTCTAAATGCTTGAGTACCGTAGTCGTATACATCAGCGGCATCAAACCAGCCGTCTAGGTATTTAGTTAGCTTCTTTGCTTTAAACTGCAGCGTTGCGTTACCGTCTATAGTCAAAAACAAAGGGCGAGGGCGAGTCTTTGCTATTTTGCTAGTAGCAGAATCAATACAACTCTTAACTACGTTTAGTGTAACGCGGTTAGTCATGTAGTTGTCAGCACTCGAGGCGCGAGCAAACTGCCCTGCCTGTAATCCCATAATCTCCATGTTTGCATAAAGCCTAGCGTGCCTAAGATTCATAATTTGCCTATAGTTTTGATTAGAAACTATACGCTTTACGATACCAAAGACATGGCGACAAATGTTTGATTCAGGTTGTTCCCACCATTTTACTTTCAGCTCAAATTCTGCGGCTGAAGTGGTGCTGTAATGTTGAACTGGAATAGTCGGATTAGCCATTTTTCACCTCAATATAGTTCTGGAAAGGTTGTTTGATTGCCCGGAAGCGGTGGCGCGTCTGTAAACGTCTCAAAGAATGCTGAGGGCGAAAGATCAATTTCCATATTGCTCATCTTTAAATGAGCAACCTTGTGCTTTTTCATTGTCTCAAACAAACTATCTAGCAATTCAACTGTCACGATATTACCTTGGAGAGTCGGGGATTCTTGCGTGCTCATGCTGTTGTCCTTTCAAAGAATGGTTTATTTCTTTCTACTTCTAATTTGTCTGCTTCATCGTCCCAAAAATCATCTATAAGTTCTTCAACTGGTTTTTGTTTCTTAATATTTGACACATATAAATACTGTCTGCACAATCGCCAGCCATATAATGCAGAATCAGCGGCATCATTCTTACAACTAGGATGCTCAAGCCTCCGAGCTGCAATCTTGTCCCAAATTAAACCGTGATATTCCTCTTGAAGCGTTTTAGTGTCCCCATCAACAAGCTTAATTAAGCTTTGACGAAAATCACTATTCATCATTTCAATGTATCTGTCTTTTTCACTTTTTTCGGCTGAAGTTAGGGGAATACCGTAGCGCTGTTTTAGTTCTTCCACAACCTGTTTACTCGCAGGATCGCATGGAAAGTAGCTGATTTGATACTTATCTCTGTAGTTTTTTATGATTTGTGCAACTTCCGCAACAATCAATCCTGCGTACTTTGTATTCTCAACAATATACAAACAAGGGTCTTTGTCACTATAGGCAAAGAGAGTGAAAGCGCTGGCATCATTAAAGCCCAAATCTATACCGAGAACATAAGTATATTCTTGGTCAGGCAGCTTGGAAACAGTGTTTAAAGTGCTATTAAACTTGTAAACAAGAGCATCACTATCAGTAACCCATTGCCCAAGATACATACGCTGAAACCATGGCAGCTCGTGAGCCATTGGATGTTCTAATTCAATCTCTTTTATCTCATCAGCCCAAGCGTTTTTCATGTAAGGGTTATCATCAGCAGACCATTCATGCACTGACCAACCATTAAGCCTGCGGCCATCTTGCCTAGTAATGTCATAGAATAGGCCATGCGTCAGGTCATCAGGCGTACCAGTCAGGCAAATTGTGCCCCTTAAATCAGACAGCGCGGCCCGAAGGACTTGATTGACTAGCTTATGCATATCAATCCTAAATGATTGTGCCTCATCAATAACCACGAGTTTATACTTGCCGCCTAAAAGCTTTTGCATTTCTTGCTCATCAGCATCGGCCCCAAGGCAATAAATGTGCGACGTTTCACTAAGCTTCAAACTCATAGTTGTCTCATTTGGTTCCGCATTGATACCAAGAGAGCGATTGAGAGGCTTTAGGATAGGCTCCCACATGAGCCTGCGAACAGTATTCTTGGTCAGACCAAGATAAAGCACGTCACCACTAGGAGCCTCATGTAGCGCCTTAAGCATCATGCGTGCAACGCCATTAGTTTTTCCAGCACGCCGTGTACATATAGCGGCCTTTTTCCTAGCAGTGTCTGCAATAAAGTTAGCTTGAGCTTGAAAAGCCTTGTCAACAAAAACAGGATATAGAGCTTTGCGTTTTTGCGCGGCTTCTAATACCTGCTTTGCCCACATAATTTTCTCATCAGAGTGTTGCAGCAAGCTTTTGAGCCTCCGCTTTAGATTTTACAATTAAGCGCTCTGTTTCAGCGGCTCTTTGGTAATAGATTACGTTATAAAGCGTGGTGTATGTAGTTGTCCCCATACGCAAATGCTTGATTGAAATAGTCAGCTTGTCTTCAAGCATTTCAATTTCAAATCTTCCGAGACCTGCGCCTGTGCTTGTGACAGTTACCATGTCATCGGTTCCTACTCGAACTGCGTTAGCCATCTTTAAAATTGAAATTCTCATGCTCTTTTTCTCCATACAAAATAAGGGTTATAAATAATCCTGAACTTCTTTTCTAATGGTGGAAACAGCTCATTGGCGTGAGTCGCTATTGTGACTGAACTTGACGCGCTGTCTTGTATTAATGAGATTAATTTGCTTGCGAGTCCAAGCTTTCTGTAAAGCTCTTTGACATAGCAATAATGGATTACTAAGACATCACCACAAAGCTCAAAGCAAATGTAAGCATAGATATGCGTTTCATCTTCGGGATCGCAGGCAAGTAAAGTTGAAGTTTTTGGAAGCAAATCATTTACTAATTCACTGTGCTCGGAATAATAAACTTGCGGCGTCATGTAGCGCCTAAAGTTGCTCAAAGCGTAACTTTTTAGCCATGAGTTTCTAATAAAGTTTAGATCGCCTTCGGTCATTGGCCTGACGAAATGCGGAATTTTAGTTATCGTCATTTAAGACCTCAGCTTCAAGCAGCATCAACGGTTTGTCTTTTTCAGCTTCTTTAAGAATTTCAATAGCCTCTTGGGCCATCAGGATCAGCCTTTCATTTGGTATATTGTCAAATGTGTGCTTGATATCGATTGATTCGCGGACTTTGCCGATAGACCGGTCAAGTAGAAATTGCGCTCTAATGACATCTTGATCCTTTGCCGCACGCGCAACCATTGATCCGACCATAAGGTCAATCATCGTCAGCTCAGGATCTTTAAGTTTTTCGGTGATTTCGTCTCGTTTGAGATAGAAGAATTTATTAACAGCGCGAGTAAATTCATGCGACGTTAATTGCTTAGCCTCCTTGACATCTGCGGGAAGCTTTTTCCAGCCTCCGGGATTACCATTGGAGGCTAGCCAGTCTTTGCCTTTTTTAAAGCTGCCACTGTGAGGCTTTTTTGGCCCGGGCTTTGAACCTTTTGGCATTATATCGATTGCCTGTTTTCTTTTGCACATTACTGTATCTTAAAAGTTACACTTGTAACCTAAAGTCCACACTAATTGCTTTGTCCCTTCATGTCAAGCCTGCGGCCATATTCAGCAATAAGCGCGGCATCAATCATGCCAGTATCCGGCTTCTTACATCTTGGAGTCTTTAACCATGTCATCAATGGCCATAACTCCGTAGCAGCTAATAACGCCCGTCTTTTTGGGCACTTATCACCAAATTGGCTTGTCATTACTTTTTGCCAAGTGCGAGGAGGCACTAAAATAGCCTTGGGAAATATCAAGTGCAGCTGGCCAATGTGCTTTGCAAAGCTCCAAGCGGATTTTATATGCCAGCCGCGATCGGGCTGGACATCTTCAATAAAAACCTTTATATGCTTGTCTGTAGCCCATTGGGCAACCCGGCAAAGAGAGTCAAGATCAGGCATAGCGCAGGCTTCAAAGATTGCTCCTTGATTAGTTAAGACAACAAGGCCCCCTGAAGTTGCCCCGGGATCAATACCCATGTATTGTTGCGGGCTCATTTTTTCTTGGCTGGCTTTGATTTTCCGGCTTTGCTAATAGCAATAGCAACTGCTTGCTTTTGAGGCTTGCCTTCTTCTTTGAGTGTTTTAATGTTTTTAGACACTGTTTTTTTGCTTGAGCCTTTTTTAAGCGGCATAGTCAGCTCCTAAGTTAGCTGTAATATTTAACGCTAAACCGTTTTAAATTTTGTGTAAAGGTAAATAAAATGGCTTGTATGGAACATTGGTGTCACAAGTGTAACAAACCTGTCTTTGACAACGAATCTTCTCCGCCTCATGAGTGCCCTGAGTGCGGTGAAAAGAATCCCGGCTGGTCAACTTATTGCGACGAATAATAATTTGATAGACAAATTACCAACTTTGGTTGGTTTTTGTTTTGTTTCTTCGAATGCTACAATGAGTAAACTTATAGCAATCGGAGGTGCCCGTGAAAGTTCACTTGGTCATTCCAGATTTACATGTACCATTTCACGATGTAAAGTGTACGAAGCTAATAACAAAAATTATTAAAGAAGTCAACCCTGACGGTATTGTGCAATTAGGAGACGCTCTTGATGCTTTCCAAATTAGCACTTACAGCAAAGACCCATCTCGCCGCAATCTTTTAGCGGACGACATTGAAGACTACAAAGGCATTTTAAACGAGTGGACGCGACATCTCAAGTCAGGGGCAACAATCCATTTGCTAGAGGGTAACCACGAATACCGTTTAAAACGGTTTATAGCGTCACAGGCGCGTGATCTTCACGGGTTGATACCAGACTGGCCTACGCTATTTCAAATAGCCCTAAGAAACAAATCAGGGCGACACAAATGGATTTGGCATGATTACCAAAAATGGGATAGCTGTAAAATTGGGGATTGCACTCTTTTGCATGGCTTTTATTTTAACCAGCATGTTGCTATGACGTGCCTAGCCAAATACCGCACTAACGTCATTTTTGGCCATACCCACCGGCTACAGTATGTCTTTGACGGTGTCCATTATGCAGCGAGCCTTGGCC